AAGGGCATATCGCAGAATGTATTTTAACCATAGCTAAATATCAGTTGTCAGACGCACAAGTAGTTGATAAGGAGATAAATGCTATGGCTATGTTAATAGAATTATTAGGAGTAATAAAATGAATATGAAACCTCAGAAACCATTGTCAAAACCTCAAGCACAAGTGCAGATTGATTTAAATGATGCTGAAACTATGAAATGTGAAGATTGCGGTAACTCAGTATTTATCCCAGCATTTTTCTTAAAGAGACTTTCACCACTTGTATCACCTACTGGTCAAGAGGCGCTTATACCAATTCAGGTGTATAGCTGTGGAAATTGTGGTAAAGTGCCAGATAAATTAATGCAGGAAGCAAATGGCGACAGTTAAAAAGAAAAGTTTATTTGATCACATAAAGCAAATCACAGACGTACAAAACCCTAATTACTGGAATGATATTTCTGATGATGATAAAAAGTCGTGGTCTAACTATATGGTTAATAGGTTTCTATCTATGAAAATGGAGTGGGTAGATTTTGTAAATGAGGTGCAGAGGTATCCACTTGAACCGAAAGAATTGTATAAAGTTTACACAGACATTTTGCCAAAGAAAAGACAATGGCTTAAATATGTCAAAGGAGATAAGAAAATGAAATATCCAAATTGGGTTTATGAAATAGTATCTAAGCATCTACAATGTAGTATGAGAGAAGCTAATGATGCTGTAGAAATGTATGAGTTATCGGCTGGTGGTCAATCAGAATTAATAGACATACTTATTAAGTATGGTAAAACAGAGGATGAGTGTCGTAAGATTGGATTATGAGCGTTACCGACTTTACAGTTGAGTACATAAATCGAAAATCACTTGTTAGTTTCATAGAGAAACATCACTATTCACATAATGTAAATGGTATACAATCATATCATCATTTCGGTTTATACACAGAGGGTAACTTTGGTTTACCTAAAATGATTGGTGCTATGATGTATGCTATACCATCAATGCCAGCAACTGCTGCTAAGTATAATCCTATTAATCCAAGTAGGTGTATGGAGTTAAGAAGGTTATGTTGTATTGATGATACACCAAAGAATACTGAAAGTTATTTTATTGGCAAAACACTTAGGTGGTTAAAACAAAATACAGATATAGAGGTTGTAGTTTCCTTTGCCGACCAACACTATGGTCATGCTGGTACGATTTATAAAGCTAGTAACTTTGATTATTTGGGTGAAACTGCTCCTGGTCAGGTATTGATGGTAGATGGCAGAGAGATGCATAGTCGCTCTTTAAATCAAAAAGATAGACCATATGGTAGAGAGTTAAAGAGAAGATACGATGAAGGAGATCCAAATATATTTTTTAAGAAGAGAAAACCAAAACATATTTATACATATTATCTCAATAAAAAGATTAAAAGAAAAATAAAAAAGCTTGACATTATCAAAAATAATTCGTAATTTTTAGTGTTAATTGGAGTGTTATAATGAAAACTATAAAAGAATCTAAAAGTGTAACCTACACAGAAGATGTTCATCCTGTTGTTGAACAGATGGAAAAAGAATGGCCTGAGATGACTAAAGAGTTCAAAAGGTTACAAAGAGAACAATATGAGTTGTTCCTTAAAAAACAACATGACTATGGTCCTGGTAATATTTCTGTAGGTACTATGTTACAAACACAGGATGAAGTTCATCTTGCATTAACTGGTTTGTGGTTTCGTATGAATGATAAGATACAAAGACTAAAAACTATGTTACTAAGTCGTAGAGAGTCTGCTGTTGATGAACCTATGGAAGATGCTTACTTAGATGTGAGTAATTATGGTATTATGGCTACAATAGTAAAGAATGGTAAATGGGGTAAATGAAGAAAATAAGTTATAGTCAGTATTCAATGTGGGCACAATGCCCGCATAAGTGGAAAACTACATACGTTGATGGTCAGAGAGAATACTCTGATAATATTCATACTATGTTTGGTACATCAATGCATGAGGTTATACAAACTTTCCTAACAGTAATGTACAATGATACTGCTAAACTAGCAGAACAATTGCCATTAGAAGATATGTTACGGACTAGGATGAAACGTAACTTTGAAGAGATTGTTAAGGCTAATGGTGGTGAGATGTTCTGCACAGAAAAAGATATGGTTGAGTTTTATACACAGGGTGTAGAGATACTTAAATTTCTTAGAAAGAAAAGAGGTCAATATTTTAGTAAGAAAGGTTATGAGTTAGTTGGTATAGAAGTTCCTTTAAACTATGATTTACCTAACAGCGTAAAGTTTGTGGGTTATTTAGATGTGGTGATTAAAGATACAGTTAGAGATGTAATCAAAATATATGATATTAAAACTTCTACTATGGGTTGGAATAAATGGATGAAGGCTGATAAGTTAAAGAGTGACCAACTACTATTGTACAAACAATTTTATGCTAAACAATATAATCATCCAATAGAAAAAATAGAGGTTGAGTTCTTTATTGTTAAAAGAAAACTATACGAAAATTTAGACTATCCACAAAAAAGAGTTCAAAAGTTTGTACCAGCAAATGGTAAACCATCTATTAACAAAGTTGTTGCTAGATTAGATGAATTTATGAAAGAGTGCTTTAATTCTGATGGAGAATATAATGTTGAACATATTTATAGAAAAGAAGCATCTAAAAAGAACTGCAGGTTTTGTGAGTTCAATCAGACAGAATATTGTGACGCAGGAGTTAAGTAATGAAAGTAAATCTTAGAATGAATTTGTCTCATTTTTTAAATAAATCTTATGAAGAACAAGTAATACAAAAGCTTGGTGATATTCACAGTGACTCTATAAAATATTATTTAAATCTATGGTACAAAGATGGTGATTTAAAACCAGATGATATTAGAACTTTCATTAAGAAGTATGAAAAGAATTTACATTTTAAAACTAACATAGTTGTTGGTAATTCTATAGCACCTAACGATTTCATATGGTTTGATATTACTGATGTGGATGATGTAATTGATGGTAATCAAATCAGATTTCAGTATCGTTACCAAAACGAAGAGGATATACTAATTGGATTAGAAGAGTATCACAAATGTGCTAAATTTTGTACCTCTGAAAAGCCACCGAAAAAACAAAAAAGGAACGACTATGAAAGTAGCAATAATAGGAAGTAGACAATACACAAACAAAAGAAGAATACAAGAGTTCGTCTACAAACTTAAACAAAGGTGGGGAGAAAAATTAGAGATAGTAAGTGGTGGACAAAAGGATGGTGCTGATGGATATGCTAAAAAGTACGCTTTGGAGTTTGATTTAAAATATTCAGAATTTCCACCCGCTCATTACCAATACAATCAACATTGTGTATTGGAAAGTTATAATTATGGTAAACCCTACGCTGTTTGGCATTACCACAATAGAAATAAAAGTCTGATAGAATACTCAGATGTGGTTGTAGCATTCATACCAAAAAATCTTACATCTAAAGGAACAGAAAGCGCTTTAAAAGAAGCTAAGAAAAATGATAAAAAATATGTAATAATAAATTAGTTTTATATATTTATATATGTATATACGGAGGAAAAGTATGTTGAAACTAACATCCGTAAAGTTATTGGACAATCTTTATAAGAAATTTAAAATACATAATTTAGACGATAGCTTTACATTACAAAAATTAGTCAATCGTTCAATGGATTTATATGTTCATGACAAAGAATTTAGACATCAAATTAATGAATGGCAAAATCTTAAAGCGAGTGGAAGTGCTTTATGAGAAAAGATATTATAAAAACTAGCGAACTTCATTTTAAAGCACATATCGAAAAACATAGAATAAATGTTGAAAATCTTTTAGAGAAGGGTGTGGGTGTAGCTGAACATCCTGATATTATGGAAACAATAGAAAAAGAGTTAGCAATTATTGCGGAGTATAGCGATAAGTTAGAGGTTCTTAAAAAATATTTTCCACTAAAAAATAGTGGTAGTAAAGAGGTTATAAATGGCTAAAAAGAAAATTCTATTATTATCTGATGATTTAAGAATGTCATCAGGTGTCGGTACAATGTCTAGAGAGATAGTTATGGGAACATTGGAGAATTATGAATGGGTACAGGTTGGCGGTGCTATTAAACATCCTGATGAAGGTAAGTTCATAGATATGAATGAGTCAGTTCGTAAGGAGACAGGAATTGAACACGCATATTTGAAAATAATTCCTACAAGCGGTTATGGAACTCCAGAATTGTTAAGACATCTAATGACTACAGAAAAACCAGATGCTATATTACACTATACAGACCCAAGATTTTGGGAGTGGTTGTATAGAATGGAGCATGAGATTAGAATGGAAATACCAATATTCTATTATAATATTTGGGATGACTTACCTTATCCAATGTGGAACGAACCTTTCTATGAAAGCTGTGATTTGATTATGAACATATCTAAACAAACAGTCAACATAGTTGATAATGTTAGAAAAATTGTTCCTACTAATGAAGTAAATAACACATATGTTCCGCATGGTATAAATGAGAAGAACTTCTATCCAGTAGATAAAAGTCACAAAGAGTGGGGTGATTTACTACAATTCAAAAGAATAGTTACAGATGGTAGAGATTATGATTTTATAGTTTTTTGGAATAATAGAAATATTCGTAGAAAGCTTCCTGGTGATGTTATACTAGCATTCAAAACATTTTGTGATATGTTACCTAAAGACAAATCTAAGAAATGTGCTCTAATAATGCACACTCAACCTAGAGACCCTAACGGAACTGATTTGCCTGAGGTTGTAAAAAATGTTTGTCCAGACCACGATGTTATATTTTCTCACAAAAAACTAACAGATAAGCAACTTTGTTACCTTTACAATATGGCTGATGTTACAATTAATATGGCTTCCAATGAAGGGTTTGGTTTAGGAACTTGTGAGTCTTTAATGTGTGGAACGCCAATATCTGTAAATGTTACTGGTGGTTTACAAGACCAATGTGGGTTTAAGTATAAAGATAAGTTACTAACTTACAAAGATTATAGTTGGGTACATTCATTACATGACGCTAAGAAATGGAAAGATAATTCTGATTTGACTTGGGGTGAGTGGGCTAAACCAGTTTGGCCTTCTAATCGTTCATTACAAGGCTCAATACCAACACCATATATTTTTGATGACAGACCAAGATTTGAGGATTTTGCTGATGCCATCAAAGAGTGGTATGATATGGGTAAGGAAGAAAGAGATAGGTGTGGTATGTTAGGTCATGAGTTTGTTATGAGTGATGATGCTATGATGTCAGCAAAGGCTATGTGTCAGAACTTTGTAAAAGATATGAATAATATTTTAGATAATTACAAACCAAGAAAACGTTATACAATTTTTAAAGCTTAGGAGATAGAATGAAACCATTAGTATTAGTTACAGGACCACCAGCAACCAGAAGTGGTTACGGAGCACACACTAGAGATTTGATTTGGGCTTTAATAGGTATGGATAAGTTTGATATTCACATCAATTCTTTGAGGTGGGGTAATACACCAATGAACGCGCTTGATGAAAACAACCCTAAAGATAAATTGATTATTGATAGATTGATGACATCTAACAGTTTACCTAGACAACCTGATATACATTTTCAAGTTAGTGTTCCTAATGAATTTACTCAAGTTGGCAAATACAATATTGGTATAACTGCGGGTATGGAAAATACTATTCCAAAACCAGAGTGGATTGAAGGTTTAAATAGAATGGATATGAATATTGCTGTGTCCGAATTTGTTAAAAGTACATTTTCTTCATCTGTGTTTGATAAATTAGACGATAATACTAAACAAAAAGTAGGTGAAGTAAGATTAGTAAAACCCATGGAAGTTTTGTTTGAGGGAGCTGATTTAAGTATCTACAAAAAAACCAAAGAGTTCTCTAAGGAGTTGGTAGATGAAATGAAATCAATTCCAGAAAAGTTTGTATTTCTTTACACAGGACATTGGTTACAGGGTGATTTAGGGCAGGATAGAAAAGATACAGGTATGTTAGTAAAAACATTCTTAGAAACCTTTAAAAACAAAAAGAGAAAACCTGCTCTTTTGTTAAAAACAAGTGGTTCTTCATTTTCTATTATTGATAGGAACGAAATTTTAAAAAAGATTGAGGATATAAAAGCACTTGTGAGTGGTGATTTACCTAATATCTATATATTGCACGGAGACTTACTAGATGAAGAAATGAATGAGTTGTACAATCATCCAAAGGTAAAGGCTCATATAACTTTTACACATGGCGAAGGTTTCGGAAGACCATTATTAGAGGCTTGTTTTTCTGAAAAACCAATTATCGCTCCGAATTGGAGTGGACAAGTTGATTTTTTAAATAAATCAAATGCTGTTTTGTTGCCGGGAATATTAACTGATGTTCATAAGTCTGCTATTCCAAAAGAAATGCTACAGGAAAATTCTCAATGGTTCACTGTAAATTATCAATACGCTTCAAAGGTGATGATAGATGTTTTTAAAAACTATAAAAAATATACACTTAATGCTAAGAAATTAGCAATAGTAAATAAGGGTAAATTTTCATTAGCTGCTATGAACAAAAAGTTTGAAAGCATACTTAACAAATATTTACCAAAGTTTGAACAACAACCACAAGCAGTTAATTTAAAACTTCCAAAGTTAAAAAAGGTTGGTGAAAGTGAGCCAACAAAAATGAAATTACCAAAATTAAAGAGGATTTGATATGGAAAGTAAAACTAATTGCCCATTGTGTCAAGATTTGCATAATAATTGTTTTGTAGAAGAAACGCAGGTAGATGGTAAACCATTTAAATCCTACATTTGTTTTGAGTGTGGAATGACAACTAATTCTTACTTAGCTTTCGATAGTGAAAAGCTAGAAGAGTACACAAAAAGCCACAGCGCCTTAATGAATGATTTAAGGATAATGGATGAGGAGAGAGGATTGGTATGGTTTCCATCTGTAATCAATATGGGAGAAAAAGGTATAATATATCCTGATGGAGTATTAACCGATTGGAATTGGCATTACGCTAAAGTAGTGGACATTCCTGAAGAACAAAGAGAACATTATGATGGACATAGTAAGAAATTAGACATAGAAAACCCACAGAAGTTCGGTCAATTTGAATTTATGGATGCTTGTAAAGCTATGGGAATAGTTGTAGACAAAGATGAATCTGTACCAGCAAAAATTTCAAATAATGTGCCACATATATAATGGCTAAGATTTTTTACAATTGGGGAAAAGTAAAACGTGGAGATATCGTATCTTTCAAATATCGCTCTAAAGATGGTAGATTTTTAAAAAGAAGTGTATTAGTCTTAGAACCTAAATTAAAAAATGAAGCTAAAAATCCATCTAGTAAATTTTTACTACATGGCATCCAATTAGAAGTGTCTAACAAAGCAAGGTTATTAGTTTCAGAGATTAGGGATATATTGTTAGAAGCTGGTGATGTAGAGGTTGTTAGTGCTAAATCTCAAGTTTACAGAGTGGAGTTAGAAGGTAAGACGCAAATGGTTTACAAAAGATTAAAAGATATGATTAAAAAATATGGTAACTTTAGAACTTTCAACTATGATAAAATTATAACCAATCAAGTGTTTTTAGAAGATGTAAGATTACCAAAAGCTTTCGTTAAGGAGCTAATTGGTGAAAATTAGTTATGGTATTACAGTATATAATGAAGCGGATGAACTATTTAGACTCACAGATTTATTAATAAATAATATTGATAAAGATGATGAGATAATAATCTGTGTTGATGGAGATAACGAAGAAGTAAAACTTGTTTTAGAAAATTTTCAAAAAACCTATCAATGGAAAAGTAACATTGTAATATATAATAGAAAACTTGATGGTAATTTTGCCGACCATAAAAATTCAGTTATAGAAAATTCAAGTGGGGATTATATATTTCACATTGATGCTGATGAATATCCACACGAAATATTACTCTCACAATTAAAAGATATATTAAAAATTAATGAGGTTGATTTGGTTTGGATACCAAGAGTCAATACAATCGATGGTATGACGGAAGAACATATTCAAAAATGGGGTTGGAGAGTCACAAAAAATCGTTGGGTAAATTATCCAGACTATCAAGCAAGAGTATTTCGTAATGATAAAAGTATTCGTTGGGAAAGACCCTTACACGAAGTTATCAGAGGTTACAAAACCTACTCACATTTGCCACCACACGAAGAATTAAGTTTGTATCATCCGAAAACAATCGAGAGGCAGGAAGAACAAAATATGTTTTACAACAAAAATTTTAGTAAAGAAATGAATGTCAGGAGGGGTGTTTGATATTTCAAAGAATTGTAGACAATAAGGTTTATCCTGTTGAAGAAACTGATACTCTTGGATTTGATAAATCAGAAGGATTGAGAATACCAGATGAATACTTAGATAAACAAAAATTTATGGTTATGAAAGCTGCTAATGGGATTGGAGATTGGGGAATTGTAACAGCGATGCCAAGATTACTTAAAGAAAAGTATCCTGATTGTAAAGTAGTTGTTCCATCTAAAAAACTTCTAAAAAAATTATTTGGTCAAGAACACGATAATGTTCACGTAACATTTGATAATAATCCATATGTAGATGAGTTTGTTGATGAAATAAACGGTGAAGTGTTCCATGACCATTACAGAATATATGATAAAGATAATCCTAACATACCATTAGTAAAACAAATGTTAACTTTCTGGCAATTTGATGAAGAACAAATGAAAGACTCTCAGCCAGAGATGTATTGGTCTGATGAAGAAAAAGAATTGGGTAATGCTATTATTAATGAATATGTTGGCAATAAAGAATTTGGTTGTTTATTAATATCAGATAGATTTGGCACACAGTATGGTAAGTATGATGAAAAGTCTTACAAAAATGATTATAGTAAAATAGATAAATTTTTGAAAGATAACAAACTTCCATATTTTTATTGGAGCTACAAAGATTTAGATGACATAGGATATGACTCAGTTGACAAAGCTTTAGATATGAAACATATGAATCTAAGAATACAAATTTACATAAAGTGTAAAGCTAAAGTTAATATAAGTAATCAATGTGGAGCTAATCACTTAGCTGCTAGGTATTCAGATTGTTATGAAGTTCAAAGACAATTTCCAATAGCACATAACTTTGTAGAAGGGGAAACCTATCTATGAACAAAAAGGTTGTATATACTTCTGTATTTGGAAACTATGACGATGTAGTAGAGCCAAAGTTACCAGAGGGTTGGGATTGGAAATGTTTTAGTGAACAAAATAGTTTACCTATATATGAAGATAATATGAGAAATGCTAAACGATATAAGATACTGCCACATAGATTCCTTAAAGAATATGAAATCAGTATTTATATAGATGGTAATTATATAATAAAGAGAGATGTTAATGAGTTAGTAGATAGATATTTGAATGATGCTAATGCAGTTTTTCACAATCATAATTCACAGCCAGCATATGACAAAAGAAATTGTATTTATGATGAGGCTAGAACTATTTTAATGTTCGGTGAAAAAAATATGAAAATAACTCCTGAGAGAGGAATGAAAAACTATAAAGATAATCCAGAAATTATAGTAAATCAAATGAAAAGATATGTGAATGATAATTATCCTGAACAAAATGGGTTGATAACTGGTGGTGTAATATTAAGACGACATAATGAGAAAGATTGTATTAAGGTTATGGAAGATTGGTGGAAAGAAATTAGATATGGTAGTAAAAGAGATCAATTGAGTTTTAATTATGTTGCTTGGAAAAATAAATTTAAATTTAATTATATGAATAGTGATTGTAGAGATAATTCGTATTTTTACTTAGACAAACATACAGGTAAAAAATGAAGAATATAATTTTTATACCCTATATAAAAAGAGAAGAAAATGTAACTGCTCTGTCAAGTATTGGACATTCAAATAGACATCAAGGTTATGAATATGGAATAAACTCTTGGAAAGCTTGGGCTGAAAAAAATGGACACGAGGTTTACATTATGTCAGAGTTACTATGTCCTGAGTCTCATATGTTAATAACTTGGCAACGATGGAAAGTGCTAGATATTTTAGAGTATAATGGCATTGAATATAATCAAGTATTAGTTGTTGATGCTGATTCTATAGTTCACCCTGATTGTCCTGATTTCTTTGAATTAACAGATAATCAATTCACAACTGTTCTTACTGATGGTGATTATGAGTGGGTAAATAGAGCTATCAATGGGTACTCTAAAATGTTTTTTAATAAAGAATTTTGTTTAAAGTCTTATGAATTTTTTATGACTGGTTTTGTAATTATTAATCAAAAACATAAATGGTTTTTTGACAAAGTTTTTGATTTTTATGAAAAAAACAAAGAAAAAATTATTAAATCTTATGAAATTTTATTAACAGGAAGTGACATATCCTTGATGAATTGTATGAGAAAAGAGTTTGGTGTAGAGATGAATCTTTTACCTAAAGAATTTGGTCTTATGGATATGATAAGAAAACAGCTATTCTATTTTGATGAAAGATGCCATTGGGAAGATACTTTAAAATACTTTTACAATTCAGGTTGGGTTTATCAGTTTAACGCTATACCAGAAAATGCTCTAGGGAGAGATAGAACTTACTGGATGGAGAGAGTTTATAAGGATTTATTTTGAAACAGACGATAGGTTTTACTAGT